GAGCGTGCCAGAGCCTTGGTATAACGAGCGGCGAGGCTGTCATACAGGTTGTCTTCGATGGCCTCTTCGGTCAGCGAGAAACCTTGAGCAATGGTCTCGTGGTTGTATCGAGCGGTCCATGCTTCCTGACCATTGTCGTACGCGATGGCAGAACCTTCGTTCTTCACCGGTGCGGCGCTGAAGCCAGACAGCTTGGTTTCCTCTTCAAAGCTACGCTCCGAGGTTTCGGTTTCGTAGATTTGTTTGTGCTCTTCCTGATACGTTGCATAGGAAAGGCCGAACAGAGCGTTCAGGCCGGGGAGCAACTCTTTCAGCAGTTGTGCGCGTGAAATAGCCATGATTTATGCTCCTTAGATGCCAGTGGCGTTGTAGTACGAATGATAGCCAAAGTTGAATTTGACGATCAGTTCGCAGAAGTTACCAGCCGCGTTAGCGGTGTCGGGGACAACGTCCACAACACGGAACACGGTGCTAGCGGTGCCTTGGCCACCGGGGGTGTACACACCGATGGCGCTGTTACCAGTAGTGGTAGAGCCGGTGTTCTGCACGCAGGTGACGTTGGAACCAACAACAGTCTGGCCCAAGAAAGCAGGAGTCAGAGCAGCGGTGCTGTCTTCGGTATCGCCAGCGACCAGAACAACCTTGAACAGAGTGTCCGGATCGTCACACACGATAGCTTCGATCTGAGTGCCAGTCGGAGCGGTCGTGTTAGCGGGGAAGTACTGAGCGAAGATCGTTTGGCCTTGGGCGTTCACATATTGACAGCCCAAGAACACACCGACCAGACCAGCAACGGGGCTGGATTCGTCAGCAATTGCCGATTTGGCAATGGTACCAGTAGAGGTCAGCGTCACGATGTCACCGTAGAAGATGTTCGTGTTGTAACCACTGGCGATAGGGATGTTGCGAGTAGAACCCGCAAACACCTGACCACCGATCAAATTGATCGGCTTCAAGCCATACGGCTTGTCAACGGTAGGGTAAGCCATGTTAAAGCTCCAAAAAGATTAAGAACCTTTGCCAAAGCTCGTCGCGGACTTACGCTCATTGAAGAGCGGCATCCGGGGGTCACTCTGGCGCATCAGGTTGTTATCCACTGCATTCGTCTGAGCTTCAGTTTTCTGCTGCACATGCGAATTACGCTGGGCAACAAACTCGCTCGGAGTCTTACAGAGCAACAGCCCGCCGATCTCAATGTTGCCAGCGAACCGGCTGTTTGGATCGACTAACAGTTTGAATTGAGGCTGCTCTTCGACAGGGACCGGTTCCCAACCTTCGCGCAGTTTGCCCGAGAGGTTACGAGGGTCGTTCTGGTTCAAAGTAGCAACGCGAATCCAGCGGTACGCGAAACCGGGTTCCTTATCAGGTTCGGGCAACAACTCTGCGGGCATCCACTGCTTGGGACGCTCTTGAGTAGACCGTACTTCCATTTCGCGTTTCAATCTGTTCTCAGCCATTTAGGCCTCCAATTTCATAAGTTCACGAGCGTACTGCTCGGGGGTGAGTCCAAATTTCTTTGCCAAGCCAACCTGCGTCTTGGAAAGGACGACTTTCTTAGGGGCCGTACTTCTCTTCGCGGGTGCCACCACCGTGCTCGGTTTCGTACGCTGAGGAGGTTCATCCTCATCGTTTTGTCCGCTTGCAAACTCCTCGGGGAATCGCTTGCGAACTTCTTTGTCGATACTGTCGAAGTATTCGTTGGTGCCAATGAAGGCTTTTCCGTAGCGTTCTGCCAGATCTTCGTGAACACCTTCGGCAAATCGGCGCATTCCGCGCTTATTGGGGTCTACGAACCATTCGTTCTTTGACACCCAAGATGCCACTTTCGGGTCCATCTGCTGCTGTGCAGGCGGCTTTTGCGCAGTTTGTACCTGATTTTCTTCAATCTGTACAGTAGGCTTGAAATTTTTAGTCTTATCAAGCTTCAACTGAGCTTTCATCATCTCCTGCTGAGCTTCAAGCAGCTTATCCGCCTCCCCAGAGTCATATGCCTCTTTGAAGTTGCGCTTGGCCTGCTCCATCTCCATTTCAGCCGAAGTCTGATAGGTAGAGATGAGTTCTTTCTCGCCGCTGTGCAGCATATTCTTGAGTTTCTTGTTCTCCTCAAGAATGTTCTGAGCGATCTGAAGAGCCTCTTGTTGCTCTCGGTAAGCAGCTTCCTTGGCCCGGCGCTCATCGTGCCAAGCCTTTTTGTACTGCTTAAATTTAACTTTTACGTTGTGGGAGTAGTCTTTTGATTCATCGACTTTCTCCAACTCCTGTTTGACTTCCTCAGACAGAGGAGCAACGGCGCGGTCTTCGACAGGAGTGTCATCCTTGATCTCGATCTTTACCTCGTCGTCATCCCCCTCAATCGAGACATCAATGTCATCTTCAGGCTTGTCCTTAGATGCATCGACCTCGTCTGGGAACTTGAAATCGTCGTCGTCTTTTGCCATCGTGTCGCTCCTTATTTGCGTTTAATGCCGCGAGGATCATCAACAACACCTTCGACAGTGTCATCGTTGATGATGCGGAACTCTCTACCGTGGATAACAAGGCGGGTGCCACTGTTGGGGCGCACCAGCACAAAGTCACCTTTTTTGCACCAAGGCCCGGTAGGGAACTTGGCTTTGTCCATGTAACAGTCAGGACCCATATCGACCACGAACAGCACCGTGGTCAACACTTCCTCGTTTCGCATGGTCTCGTCAGCCTTGATAAGACCGACTTCGCTCTCCTCAAACGATTTCTCCGCTTCGGGGATTGCGCACAAAATTTTGTAGCCGCTAGGCTTTGGAAGTTGTTTTGCTTTCTCCTGTTCGTTCTTGTGCAACACAGCAGACAAGTCCACTGCTTTGCTCAGATCAAGTTCACTCATCCGATCTCTCCAAGTTTTTTGTAAGGTCTGTTAAAAATTTGCGAGAGATGAGCAGACCTTTAATTTCCCCACACATCTCGCAATACTCTTCGTACGACTTGGCCCCTTTCGCGCCCAAGTGTTCTTCGAGTTGTTTGACTTTCTCGTCAATGTTGTTGATGACCAGCGACGTGGCCTTCAGAACTTCGTACATCACTCACCCTTCTTAGGCGGTTTGTTTTGTGCCTGTCGGTTAGCGAGTTCTCGCTGAACCTCAAGCTGTCGGCGCTGCTTATCAACCTCCGACATGATTCGGAATCCTTCTGACTCCTGAGTAGCTTTGGTGCGATCACGCTCAGACACAGCCTTGGCCATGAGCTTGGCCCCTTCGGCTTGCATCTGCATGTCGATGCGCTCTTTCTCGACGTTGATCTGCTCGGCCTTAAGCTGAGCATCCGACATGTCTTTCTGAGTCTTGCGCTGGAGGTCTTGCGCCTTGAGTTGCAACTCAGCCTGCTGCATCTGGATCAGCGGGTCCTGAGCCATCTGCTGGTTCTTCTGCTGCTTGGCCTGCTGCATGTTCTGCTGGAGCAACTGCTGTGAGGCCTGAGCCGCCATCTGCGAGACACGAATCTCCATCTCGGGAGACATCTCGACTTCGTCCTGCTCCTCGTTGAACGGGGGCAGGGTCTGGCCCATCGTCTGCTCAACCTGCTTGCGGTACTCCATGCCCAAGTGCTCAAATACGTGAGCCATCATCGCCGCTTGCAGTGCCTGTGCCATCTGCGGGTTCATGCCCACGATGGACTGCACTTTCGGGTCCTGCATCGCTGACATGTGCACAGCGATGTGAGCCTGATGGTCTTGATAGATGAACGCCTTGACCGGCTTGTTGCGCAGAATGTTCATGTTCTCCGTGACGGGGTCACGCGGCTTCATGTCATCTGCCATCGGCACGAGCTTCTGATAGTTCTTGATGCCCAGCACATCGAGCATCTGGCGATGCAAGAGCGGCAGGTCATACAACTGCGGAGCGGTCTGAGCCAACTGAAGAGCCGCCTGATACTGAACAACCTTCTGAGCCATCGTGGCTGCATTGGGGTCGCTCACCGGGATCACATCGACTTGGTCGTAATCGCTTTGCTTGATAGAGCGGCCACCTTCTTCCGGCTCGTACGCGTACTCAGGCGGGGTGTAGTCACGGATGATGTTCTTCAAGAGCTTGAACTCTTGGCGCATCGCGTAGTGGATGCGTGCCTGAACAGCCGACATCGTCTTGAGTTGCCGCTCAAGGATGGCCAGCGTCGTGCCCACCGGTGCCTGTGCAGACATGTCGGAGGTCTGAAGCTCCACTGCGCCTGCGAACTTGCGGCCTTCCTCGATGATCTGGTTCAGGAGCGCGGCGAGGACTTGACTAGGCTCCTTGTAGGGAAGCGGCATGATGTTGTCACGCATGTTCCCACTAGGTACGTCCATGTCCCGCCACTCTCCGGGACTGATTGGAGTATCGTCTCCCTTAGCACGAAGTCCTCGGGTCTTGAAACCTCCGGGGAGGTTAGAGAGCGTGCCAGCATCCACAAGCTGACGAAGGATAGAAGTACCAGACTTAGCAAAAGCACCAACAAGGTGGATAAGACCAAAAGCGTAGAACCCGAAACCCGGTATGTACGGATAGTGCACGAAGTGCTGACGCTTTTGGTGTGTGCGGTCATCGGGGTTCCAATTCCTGCGGATGGCAAGCACCTCACCGGTGCCCTTCTCAATCGTCACGACATACGGCAGCGCAATGCCCGTCGGCTCACCGTCGTCATCCTTGTGCTCGTAGCCTTCGAGGTCAATCTCGACGTGCATCTCAAGCAGTTTGAAGCGGTTGTCCTCCGTCGCACGAAAGCCCAGCTTCTCGGCGATCTTCTTCTCCACCTCGTCCATCACTTGGACCGGCTCACCCAGATCAACGTCCCGATAGAACCCCGCATGCTGGAGCGCGCGCACCTCGTTGGCCGTCTTGCGCATCACGTGCGTGACACGCTCTGCCGACTCTAGGCTCGACGCCCCGTACGGCACCACAACGTCCTCCGCCGGGCAGTACATCGACACTTGCCGATCAAGCTGCACATCGACGTAGACTTTCTTGAACGCATTGCCCGCCAGACCCAAGCCCCACAGCATGCGCTCGTGCTCAGGCCGGTACTCGACCATCACCTCGGTCAGTTGGTAGTTCATGTCCTCTTGGACACGCTCTGCGGCTTTCTTTTTGTCAGGGGTTTCTTTGCCGATGATCTTGGTCTTGACCGGACCCGCAGCGGGGAACGTCTCCATCATCGTC